TTCCTTTAATCGCCCTTCAATACCACGAGGTCAAGATCAATCTTGATATCCGTCCTATTGATGAGTGTTTATTCGCTGTTGGAACTCTTGCCTGCTCCTCTGGTTCTGGTAAGGTCACCACTGCCTATAACCAATCTCTTGTTGCTGCTTCTCTCTATGTCGACTATGTCTTCTTAGATACTGATGAGCGCAGAAGAATGGCACAAAACCCTCACGAGTATCTCATTGAGCAACTCCAATTCACTGGTGATGAGTCTGTTGGTTCTTCTTCTAACAAGATTAAGCTCAACTTCAATCACCCTGTCAAGGAGCTTGTCTGGGTTGTTCAACCTGATGAGAATGTTGATTACTGTGCTTCTCTTGAGTGCGGCCAAACTCTTTTCGCCGTCCTTGGTGCCCAACCTTTCAATTATACTGATGCCATTGATGCTCTTCCCAACGCCATCCACTCTTTCGGTGGACCCGATAGTGTTGCCGGAACATCTCAATCATTCATCACTGCTGATGGTCTTTTCCAAGATGCTGGTGCCGTTGATGTAACTGCCCAACAATGGTGGACTAACCCTGGAACCAATGCTGCTCTTCCTGCTGGCAATGTTGCTGATGACTACGCATCTGCTCATCTTGGTTTCGGAACCGCCAGCAACCCTACTACTACTGGTGGTCCTGCCATCGAGAACTCTGGTGTCTCTGATGCCGGAACTTTCGTTCTTGCCGAGACTTCTCTTGACATGCATTGCTGGGGTGAGAACCCTGTTGTAACTGGTAAGTTACAACTTAACGGCCAAGATAGATTCTCTGAGCGTGAGGGAACTTACTTCGACCTTGTCCAACCTTACCAACACCACACTCGCAACCCTGACACCGGTATCAATGTCTACTCTTTTGCTCTCCGCCCTGAGGAACACCAACCTTCTGGCTCATGCAATTTCTCAAGAATTGACAATGCTACTCTTCAACTTGTTCTTTCCAACGCCACCGTTGAGGGAACCAAGACTGCTAAGGTCCGTGTCTATGCTACCAACTACAATGTCCTTCGTGTCATGAGTGGTATGGGTGGTCTTGCTTACTCCAATTAAGCATTTGGTCTTTTTATACTTATTCTTTTTCATTATCAATAAAATATAAAAAATCATAAAATAATAATTTTCATTATATAATATATATAATGAAAGGACGAAATTTAGATTACGGTCATATGTATGAAGGTCATATGGCAAGAACCGAATTAGACAATATAGAGAGAAATGCCAAAAAATTACATAAACTTCTTAGAGATGATGACGATTTACCTGAATGGGTTAATAAAAAAATTGTTTTAGCTAATAGTTATTTAAAATCTGCAACAAATTATCTACATAATAAAATTGTTCATAGGAGCCATTCTACTAAGAAAAGAAAGACAAAAAAAGGAAAAAAAACTAGACGAGTTAAAAAATAGATTAACTCATATAAAATAATAATTATTCATTTTAATTATTATTTTATTTACATTTCTTACAATCTTTACTGGTTAATTCATATCCCCAATGTTGTAAAGTTTGTCGTATTTTAGGACTAACATCATAATCATTATATTTTGCTTTTTTGTCATTAATCATATTGATTAACCATTTTCTAAATCTACTCTTTGGACCAGCCGTTTTTTCCCATCTACTTATTTGCCACTCATCATCAGGACCTCGTTTACCTTGATAGAAATCACAATACCATTGAACCCAACCATATGGATTATTCTTAGTTATCCATTTCTTTTCCTCCCAAAATTCCAATGTTGTCCCAACTTTAACATTATATTTATTAATCGATTTATCGTAATCATCCCAATCTCTTGTCAACCAATCATTTGGAATACCTTTCCACCAGGATTTTGGATAATCTAAGTGTTTATTTTTATAATTCTTACCCGTAATTGATGAGTGTATTGGTCTCCAGTATGTTCCACCAAAACTTCCTAATTGAAACATTTCTTTGGGAGTTAAATTAGGTCTAAATTCTGGATAATCCGAAAAAACTATTTCTCCATTACTATTTTTCTTTGGCATTTATATTATATAAGAATTATTATTTTAAATTACAAAATGAAACTATAACATATCTTTCACCTTTTATAATAGGTCTAACACCATGTCTATGTGTCATTCTTCCTGGATGAATAACAATGTTTCTTTTATCTTCTTTAATAATTAATTTATCTTCACTAAAATATGTTCCTCCGCCTTCATATTCCATAATATCTGATAAATTAAGAATTAAGGTAAATATAGAGGAATCATGATGTAACTTTAATCCGGATTGAATATTTGGTTTGTATCTAACTAAAAATGTTTCATGAACAATATTCTCAGAATTAAACTCAATATTATATAACTTATTAACTGCCGGAACACAAATGTTTTTAATAATACTATCATATACATCGGACAAACTGCTATTAAAATCTTTAAGTAAAATATCATTTGTTGGATAATTATCGTGTCGATTTTGTGTCCAATTATTAAATTGTCTTAAATCATTTTTAAGATCTTCACAAAATAATGAAGATACTAAAGGAAAGCTATATATACTTGGACCTATTTTATTTGTTATTAATTCGTAATCATAATTTGTAGATAGAATCTCTGGAGATAGAAAAGAGTTATCCCATAATTTATTATATTTATAAATATTTTCTTTATCATTTTCCATTTTCATTAATATATAGAATATCATTTAAATTAATAATAAAATAAATAATAACTCCAAACAATAACCAGATAAAATAATTAATATCCCAAAATTCAACATTCCACATTTTTATTTCATACAATGGATATACTATTATTTTAATTGCTCCCATTGGTAAAAAGTAGTCATCTCTCCACCATATATTTCCTATTTGCGGAGAGAATTGAACATAAAGTAAATAAATGATCGTTATAAAAATTTCAATTAATAATAACATTTTCTATATATATTATATAAAATGGCATTAGAAAGTAAAACTATATTTTTCTCATTAGCATCCTTTTTAATTTTTATTATTATTCTCTCTGTATTAGGAGTTTTAGGACCAGTTCCATCATCTAAAGAAAAAGAAATTGTTGTAAACACAAACAGACAATTATTTTATCCTCCTTCGTATTATGGCGGACCATATAGAAAGAATCTTGTCTATGCTCCTGATGTTTATGTAGCACCTGGACCATATGCTCGTCGATATGCCAATCGTAGATTTAGAGGGTATTGGTAAGTATATATTCAAAAATGATTTAAAATAGTTTCTTTATTAAGTATATAATGCAGATCTTTGTAAAGACTTTAACCGGTAAAACAATTACATTAGAAGTTGAATCTTCCGACACTATTGACAATATTAAACAAAAAATTCAAGATAAGGAGGGAATTCCACCCGACCAACAGAGATTAATCTTTGCTGGTAAGCAACTTGAAGATGGTCGCACATTAGCAGACTATAACGTACAAAAAGAGTCAACACTCCATCTCGTTTTGAGATTACGAGGTGGTGAAATGTAATCTCCTGATATATATTGTAATATGAAGCAAGTATTGAGAATTAGATTGATTATATAATAAATTACATAAATGTTTTTATTTATTATATAAAAGATACAAATGAGTTATAATATAATAGATATACTTTTTGTGACAATATCTATTATATTTGGTAGTATATGGGCATATACAAGTTATATAACATTTTGTGTTGATGATGATGATGATGATATATTTGAAGAAGAATACAATATATATAATCCTTTAATTAGGTAAATATTAACAAAAAATTGAAGTAAATTATATACAAACGAATCATATTATCTTATCAAAATGGGTTCCGAAACCATAGGACTTATTATATTTATGTCTTGTATTGTAGCTTCAATGGCTCGTAGTATATTTACAGCGGATCATCGTGTACATCCAAGATAAAATTTATGAATTTGAAATTTCTATCTAATTATTTATTTATTAACAAATTTACACATTTTTGAACACTTCTCTCTTACTTGAAAAATATCTCTATATAAAAAATCTTCTAATATTAGTCCTACAATAAAAAATATAGCTATATAATCTATTTCTATAGGAAAAAATTTTACAAATAGCATTGCTAATAGTAATATACCATAACTAATCCAATGATGAATATGAAAGCATTTCTCATTCCATATCAACATAAGAGCTTGTTTTTTAGAAGATTTATAGTTTAATGTATACGCTAAAAAAAATCCAAATATTACAGCAAAAGAATTTATAACGAGTTTTTTATGTTTATTAAATATATATTTTAAATATTCCATATATAAAATATATATATTATTTATTTTGGCTCTAATTAGGAAATAATGAAGTTAATGTATCACAACTACCCCCGTCAAATTTTGCGACATATTTAACAGAGTTAGGCATTGTCTTTTTATCACTATCATAATAAAATTCCCAAGACAGAAATCCAGAAGTAGCACCATTTTTAACACAATCATAAATATCACCTTCGAATTGCGCATATGTACCACGATTGATAGACAAATCTTGTGGGAAAATATTAGTAGGTATATTTCCATAACCACCTAAACGATTGGCTAGTATATGACCGGCATCACAATTTTGTTCACCATCATCTTCTAATGAACGAGAATATTGTTGTGTACAGCTGGTTGTCTCGGAACCATTATCTAATGAATCAGGTGTAATAGTTCCAGAGGCTGAAACAACAACTTCATAATTATTATGTAAGTTATAAATATAATTTATATTAGCACTACCATTTCCCATAATCACCTTATTATTACCTTCTATTGGACAGGCTACAGTAGTACATACACAACTAGCATTTGTTAAATATATTTGTAAAAATAGTAAAAATAGAGAAGACCACATTTTATTATTGATTATATAAATTCATAATATAATATATTTCAAATATATATATGTCTACTTTTGAAGAAATAATAAAAAAAATTACTGAATATGAAATATCATGGTGTAATACGATGGGATTTTTTAATCCATATGTAGACCCATTTAAATACTTTATATCTAAAAATATTCCTGATTTTGACGGCCAAGCTTTTATGAAATATATAAATCATAATTTTGTTTATGATAAGTTATGGATAGCAAAATCTCAAGGATTAATGGCAGGTGACTTAAATGAACTCAAACAAAATGATAATATTATATTACCTATATTTGTAAAGCCTAGATGGGGACATGAAACAGCTAGTAGTAAAAATTGTTTTAAAGTTAAATCTTGGGATGAACTTGATACATATAAACAAATTCCAGATATGATGTGGTCAGAATTTATTGATGCTAAAGAACAAATGACAGACTATTTTTTGATTAATGGTCAAATAGTTCATCAGTTAACATATATTTATTCTGATTCTCAAAATGAATTTATCGATGAATGGAAATATATTGATTGCGATAGTAAACCTATATCCAAAATAACAGATTGGGTAAATAGACATATGGTCGGATTTACTGGTGTTGTAAATGTTCAATACCGTGATGATAAAATTATAGAGGTTGGTTTAAGATTAGCCCGTGGAGGAGCATACATATTAAGTACCCAAAACAAATATTTAATTGAAAATATTAATAATTTAGCTAATAATGGAATTTGGGAATATAACATAGAAGATAAAATGAGATTTACCCCGTTTTACTCTTTTAAATGTTATAGTAGTGCCCCATTAATTTATATATATCCACAATATGTATTAGATTATGTTATGAAAAAACATAATTGTATGCCATTTTACGAATATTATTTTGAACCGGGAGGAAAAAATGGAATGGTTATTATTCAATTTATGCATAAAAATTTTGAACAAGGAATGAAAGCAAAAAAACATTTTGAAACAATGATTAATATGGCTCAATATACTTTTATTTTTCTTTTTATTATTTCTCTCATTATATTTTCTATAAACAAAACTATTGGACTTGTTATGATTATAACAGTAGGTATGTTATTTAATACAAGATTTTTAAATCCAATTGGAGCACAACTCACCCATTGGAAAGCTACCAAGCAATTATTATTAGGTTAAAGGAGCGAGAGGTGTACCTTTTTTAGAGTCCGAAGGATAATATCTCAAATTATGAAGCATCAATGGTATATTAGGATTGAACATATACATTTCGTAGAATACGGATGATTGTCTATATTTAAGATTTCGTATTGAATTTAACATCCAGGAAATCTCGTTAGTTAATTCAAAATATCGAAGTTGTAAGACATCTAATAATATAACCATAGTCGTTGACAGTTTGCGAGTTATATCGATCTTATATATTGTTAATTCTAATTTTATAATCTGATGTTTGATATCGGCATATTCTTTAATAAGATCGTGTAAGTAAAATTCACGATATGAAAACTCAGACCTTAGATTATCTCTTATTTGTAACAACAGAGAACATAATTCCGTAGACCTAATACTTTCATTATAGTTTGATTGACGTTCTAACACAGGTCTAGTTAATATATGATATTTCCCACTTTCATCTTTATATAAACCACTATTATGTTTTGAAACTCGATGAACTATATAACTATGTAAATCCACTGATATGATAGAAGTTTTTCTATTCACATCTTTTAGATATTCAATAAATTCATTATATGCTATTTCAGATTGATGGTCAATCCTACTATGTAAACAATCTATTATATCATCGCATTTATTAATCATAAAACATTCATTATTATTTATAAATGTTTTATCTTCTATTTGTATTCTGAAATCATTTATATTTTCTATCAAAATATCTGAGTTCGATCGAAGAGTACTTGATTCTAATGGATTATTCATTCTATTTATATTATGTTATTTTAAATTCATAACTTCAATTTTATTATGAATTTATGAATTTTGTTGTTTGTGTTCTTTTTTCATTTTAGGTCCGAATTTATTTCTTGGTCTTCTTTGTTTTCTTTGCTTTCTTGGTTTTCTTTACTTTCTTAGTCTTCTTTGCTTTCTTGGTCTTCTTTGCTTTCTTTGTTTTCTTGGTCTTCTTTGTTTTCTTTGCTTTCTTTGCTTTCTTTGCTTTCTTTGCTTTCTTTTTACCACCAAAACTAATATCACCTTCATCGTCAGTTTCTGGTTCATCTTGAGCAATATGATCAGTGTTTAA